TCCGCACCTTTACCAGTAACCGCACCGCCAACACCTATCGCAAAGTATTCACCGCCTTTGTTTGTATTCCAACGTCCAGCAGCTTTAGAGTCAGACTGTAAAGCTACATCAGGAAACACACTCTTAAAGTCTTCTGACCCTACTAAGTTTCTCACCTTACGACCAAAGCCTACCGCTAATTCCGCCGTATGTGCGATCTGAATGATTTTTTTTTCTGGGTACTTACCCAAGTACCATGCCGGTAGTAAATAAGACGCAAACTCTGATTTTGTATGTCTAGGTGGCATATTGATAATAAGCCTTTTTAGTTCACCTTTAGCCACACGATCAAAAGCATCTGCCATCTTAGTATGATGATATCCTTCTATGAAAGCTGACCATATATGTTTTACAAAAGGTAAGAAGTTATCGCCACACTCCTGTCTGTTCTTAGACTGTTCGTACTCTTCCAATAAAGATAAAAACCTTTTCTGTTCACTAACAGGTAGTTGTTTAATTTTATCTAAGTATGGATTTGACAAGTTAGCCCCCGCAACGTTTATAGATTTTTACGACTACTAGGAGAGCAATCATATTGTGGTTGTTGTGAGGGCTATGGGGTTAATGTTGAGCAAAGTTGCCCAAGATTTTATACATATTAAACACCTTCTCATGTTCGTCAAGTGTTTTCTTCTAAATTATAAATACTTTTTTTTGCATCTTCCATCCGCCGCAGCCACTCTTTTTTCTTATCTGCGGTGGTAGAACTCTCGCTCGAAATTTTTTTTTCCACCACTATGTCCGTCTTTTGTTCGGGCGGGGCAGTTTTATGTATGACTTTAGGCTTAACAGGTTCTGTTGTTATTTCTTTCTTAACTAAGGGAGAGTTTCTAGTGGACATCATAGTACGCCAACGTTTAGGCTGCATAGTAATCCATCCGTCCTCATGGAGCCGTTTTACAATAGCATGAATGGTAGACCTAGAGCTAACCCCAACTCGGCTCGCTATGGCTTCTAATGACGGTCCACAATGATTTTCCGCCCAATAGTCTTCTATTGACTCTAATACTAATAATTGCCTTGGTGTCATAAAATCATACTCACTACTAAGATTAATATAAAGGTAACTGCTATTATCTTTATCTCATCTCTACTATACATATATACCCCTATTCTCCGGTACCTTGAACGTTTCCCATACATTATACGAATATTAATAGTAAAAAAGCAAGAGGGCAAAAAAAAAGAAGGGGGGGTGTCTTGAAAATATTTGAAATTATTTGAGCAAATTAGTGTATACGTGAGCCTATCGCAAAAAAATAAAAACAGGGGGGTCGGGGAGGGTAGGGGTCGCTCTGAAACCCTTATATGATAGTATTTCAGAGGCATTGTATAAAAATTGATCAGGTAGAGGTCTTGGATATATAGAAATAGTCGTTATGGAAATGTGGCTTTTAACTATTGAACGTTCAATATTTGTTCGCTATGCCGATACTATTCAGAATGTGGCACAGAGAGGGATAGTATTTCTTCTAGCTTAGTCTCAATCTCGGTAGCTACTTCTTCCGGTGTTCTATCCTTCGTGGTTGTCTCTATCCTATCTACGAATAATCCTACATCTGAAGTCTTGCCTAGCAATTCAAGTGCCCTGATTCTAGCTGATTCGTTATTCGTGGGATTCAATGCTTCCTTCTGTAGCTGTTCTAGTACGAGATGTCTAAGAGAGAGCGCACTAGCCTGTGCATACTCCTCCTTCCTCTTGAATCCTTGCTTTAACCTTTGGGCGATCTTAGGGTTTGATTTTAATTTGCTGGCTTCAACGTGGATAGCTGAATCCTTCATTCCTTTGGCATTGTACGCTGTTCTGTATGCGTCACTTGCTGAATTGCCTTTTAGCAATTCCGCTATGAATCTTTCCTGTTTGCCTGTGAGTGGATGTATCTCTTTTACTTTGTCTTTGCTCATGTAACAAATTGTAGCTGTCCTGCGGACAGTTTTAAATACTCCGGCATGAACGGATAGGCAACGTTCACAAAATATTTTTTTTCTTCTGGGGTTGCACATTGTCACACGTTTTGCTAATATTCTTTTTGTCATTGAGAATTGATTGCCCCTTCGGGGCATAACGACCCCTTCGGGGGTGCCAATTTACCGCCTTCAATGACTCGCTTGTTAGCGTCAAGTGGGACGGAAAGTTAAACGTCCGAGGAGATCGAAAGTCTATAGGTGGCAAGGTACAAATCGGAAGCCTTGTAAAAGTTGGTGATGCGAAGTTCCTGATACTACTGAGACTAAGTAGTGAAGATGAAAGAAGAACAGTTAACGGTTCAGAGATTCGGAGAAGGTAAAACAAGGGTCGGACATTTTGGGTCAGCAGATGAAACGCTGATTCGGTTGTATGAAAATCTTAGTATGTGAAGAGAGACACAATAGCTAACACGGTTGGCAGTCACGGTTTGGTGTGACGTGTTGGCAGTCACGGTTCGGTGTGACGTGATACGGTTCGGAGCGAACAGACGGAAGTATGACTGATAGGTTGAGTAGTCGAGGGGCAAGTTACTGCGAAGGTAGCGAGAGAGAAGACGGGCTTGTAATGAGTCCGTTTCTTTGTAGGTGTTTTAACCGGCACCTACAAAGAAGCGAATGTGCTTCAATTTAATTATTTAGGAGAAAATCAATATGGCGATAACTAAGAAAAATATCGAGTTTGCATTAGAAAAATTAAACGGATTGCTAGGTGTGCCTGAAGCTTACGAGAAAGATGGGCAAGGTAACATCTTAAGATGTCCGGACGGTTACATGATTCAATGTGAGGGTCATTGTTACTTGCAAGGTGCTTATGGCAAATTCAAAATTGAGAGAATGTGCAAATATGGTTCGGCAGATGCTACGCATCTTGGTACTAAGTCTGAAGTTTATTATCAAGTGTTGGCTATGATTGAAGGAATCGAAGCCTATCAACACGCTGTATCTACAAGGGTTGGTGGTGTGAAAATAATTGACAGGAACAGGGGGTAACCAATGGCAAAAGCAACAAGAAAAACTTACGAAGCTTTAACTCAGATTTATGTGGATAGGGATATGGAAGTAGAACTTTCTGATTTACCATTACTTAAATCACTTAGTATTGATTTTGATGAATTCAAAGACTATGTGAGAGCAAGCAACATAAGACATAAACAAAACGTTCTTATGTGGAAAAAGATAATGAAAGAGCAAAACGCTATGCTCAAGGAAATGGAAGCTATAGAAAAACTAGAAAACGAAAGACTTAAAAAAGAGGAGGTGCAATAGTGGCAGAGAAAATGATAGCTGAATTAGAACTAGGATATACACGGGTTAAAGACTTGCTTAAAGAAGCGACACCGGAGATAAAAACTCCCGTAGTCGATTTACAAGTTAAGTTATTTTCATTAGCAGAACAATGTAACCTAGGTAGAGAAATGGCGGGTTATTTGGACATTGTAAGAGTCAAGGCAAGTGAATTAGAGCATGCACTTATTGAATGTCAATCAGCCTTTGAAGATGCAATAGCAGAGGAGGTTAATGTAAAGGAAGTCAAGGGTAGCAGAGATTATCAAGGCGGGATTAGCGGAAAAATGGTTGCAGAGAGAATGGAATACAATGCAACTTTAAAACCTTTTGCTAAAAGATTCGCTTGTTTGGAGAAGGTAACTACGGATGATTTAGAAAATGGTTTACCGGATTATATTTCCGGTGGGCTTATAAGAAAAGTAATGCAACCGGCAAGCACTTCAATCCACTACTTTGATGATGTGGCTTGGAAAAATGCGGACAAGTAAACCTAAAGGAGAAATATGAAGAAATTTGTAGCTAAGAGAATATATCCGGAAGGGTATCTTTACAGAGGTTATGTAATTGAAAGAAGGCAACAAGACTACGTGTATTGGAGCATAGGCGAAACTGTTGATAGTCTAGGCAATTACAGAGAGCCTACAGAAAAATCGCATTTTTATAATGTGGTATGGCATGATTCAACAGATACTTTGAGGGATGCCAAATACCTTATTGATACTGTGTATTACAAAGGTGATGTAAGGTTAAATTAAAACTACTGATGTGCTAGTGAGACTCTAGCGAAAAGATTAAATAGATTCATAGTCTAGCCTGTAACAAGGTTCTTCTAGTTGTTGGACGTTTGTGTATTGAACGTTCAATATTTGTTTCAATATAGGAGAGCAATTATGCAAACATATATCAAGCCTTCAGAACTGAAAGGCAAGTTAGAAACGTTGATTAGTTTAAATAAACCGACGTTCATTTGGGGGGCTTCCGGTATCGGTAAGTCAGAGATTATAGCGAAGGTAGCAGAGAAGCTAGACTACAATTTGATTGATGTCAGAGTTTCTTTGTTAGACCCCGTAGATTTGAGAGGTGTACCTAGTGTTGAGAATGGTATCACTAAATGGAATCCTCCGGTGTTCTTACCACGGGAAGGTGACAAGACTTCTATCTTGTTTTTGGACGAGTTACCGCATGGTAGCCCTAGTGTTCAAAATGCTTTGTTTCAGTTGATAAGAGACAGGCAGATAGGCGAGTACAAGTTACCTGATTCGACAATCATTATATCCGCCGGTAACAGAGTATCGGACAGAGTAGGTGCTAACAAGATTAACGGTGCACTTGCTAACAGGTTCGTACACTTACACCTAGAAGCTGATGTTGATGATTTTTGCCACTACGCATTATCGGACGGTGACTTTGAGCCAAACATTGTAGCCTTCATCAGATACAGACCGGAGTTACTATTTGACTTCAACAAGGATTCAGTCGCATGGGCTAGTCCTAGAGCGTGGGAGTCTGTTTCGGATATTGGTAAAGCTAACAAGCAAAACCTTCAAGACCTTGCCCTTGTCGGCGGTTGTGTTGGTGATTCTGTTGCGGTTGAGTTTTGTGCATTTATGGGAATGGTTAACAGTCTTCCGGATGTTTCAGAGATTATCAAAAATCCTGAGACTTACGAAGTTTCAGAAGACCCTTCTGTTTTGTACGCACTTACCGGAGCACTAGCTGTTAGAGCGAATGCTAGTAACTTTGATGCAATCATTACCTACATGACTAGAGAGGAAATGAGTAACGAGTTTGCGGTTCTTTGTGTCAAAGATGCGGTGACTAGGAATCCACAGTTAACGAAGACTAAAACCTACGTTGACTTTGTTACTAAGTTTGAGGATTTAATTTAGGAGTAGTTATGCTATTAAATGAGAAGGCTATCTTGGTTAGCCCAATAATCAAGAAATGGAATCCACGTAAAGTTGACAAGGCTTTACGTGATGCTGTTGCTAGTGAGTACGGTGTTGATTCTAAGATGTTGAGTACATCTAAGAAATTAGTTGCTCTCAATGAGGGTGTTTTCAAAAGGATAGAGACAGTAGACAAGAAGATTAGGAATCATTGTTTCTACTCTATCGGTCAAGGGTGCACCGGTTTTTGTGTGCCTTATGACTACAAGGGTAAACATCTTTTGCCTACAGAGTTGGAGGGTGCATTCAAGGCAAGATTCAACGAGTACAAAGACGAGAGGGAAAGGCTTGTTAAGCAAGTTGTTGATTCTTGGGATGATATTGTTGAAGGTGCAAAGGCAGAGTTGAAAGACTTATTTAATCCTGAAGACTATCCCACAAAAGAAGAGATAGCTAGTAAGTACGAATGCAGATATGTTCCGGAGTCACTACCGGAGCAAGCTTACGTATCTGAAGTTGCAGACCCTAGACATGGTGTTTCAGAGTCGGATGTAGTCGAGGTTCAAAGTAGAACTAAGTCTGATGTTGAACTTGCTACTGAGACAGCTACGAGAAACATTAGTGTTCTGTTGACACACTTAACTGACTGTCTCAAGAATGATAAAACTTTCAGAGATAATTCTTTCGACAAAGTTAAGAATGCTATCGAGACTTTTAGTGCTTGGAACTTCAACAACAATCCGGAACTTGCAGAGGTGAGTGAGATTCTTACTGATGCAGTTTCTTCTATTGATAACGCAGATGTTCTTAGAAAAGATTCTACAAAGGTTGATGAATTTGTAGAAGCTTCAGACAAGGCTTCTGATATTTTAAATAACTTGGACGGTGTAATATGAAAACAGCTAAACAGTTAATGTCGCAAGCTAGAATAAGGTTGATTGATAAACATCCTTTCTTTGGCAATACAGCTATGAAGCTTAAGTTGATTGAAGACTCTAGCATTTCGACAATGTGCACAGACGGGAAGGTTATCAAATACAATCCTGAGTTTGTAGAGGATAACATCATGGCTCACAATGTCGGTGTTCTTGCTCACGAAGTTATGCACGTAACAAACGGGCATCCTTTAAGAAAAGGTAACAGGAATCACAAGCTATTTAACGTGGCTTGTGATTATGCTATCAATCCTATTCTTGTAGACGGTGGGTTCATTCTTCCGGACGGTGCATTACTTGATGATGCTTATCATGGCTTGAGTGCTGAAGAGATATACTCTCTTATTCTTGAGCAGTATGAGCAAGAAGAAGGCGAGTCCGGCGGTGACGGTAGCGGTGAGTCGGACGAGTCCGGTGAGTCCGGTGAGTCCGGTGAGTCCGGTGAGTCCGGTGATTCGGGTGATTCGGGTGATTCGGGTAATGATGATTCCGGTGAGTCCGGTGATTCGGGTGAGTCCGGTGAGTCCGGTGATTCTTTGGATGAATGGATTGATGATAACTTTGGTAATCAAGCCGGAGAGTTTGAGGAGCAAAAGAACGAGGACGGTTCAAGTCTTAGTGAGTCTGAGGTTAGAGAGCAGTTAGAAGACTTAAAAGTTTCTAACGCTCAATCAGAAATGAGGTCAAAGTCGCAAGGCAAAGGCGGTGGCGGTTTTGGTTCTGAGTTGAAGGGTGCGACAGCTAGTGCTGTAGCATGGGATGATGTTCTCTTACCTCTATGTCAAGATGCTTTATCGGACGAGCAGACTTACAACAGACCTAACAGAAGATTTATTGCAGAGGATATGTATATGCCTAGCTATGATAAATCAGATATTAAGTGTGCGGTTATTGGTCGTGATTCGTCCGGTTCTGTTTCTGACAAAGGGTTAAGACTGTTTAACGGTGGGCTTACTAGAATCTTTGAGGAAGTCGGGTTCGATAAAATCTATGTTGTAGATTTTACTGATTCTGTTGAGAGAGTCGTAGAGTATGACAGAGGAGATACTTTCGATATGGAAGACAGGTTTTACGGAGGTACGCATTTCGCTTCTGTTACTGAATGGATAGAGGAGGAGGGTATCAATCCTTCTATGCTTATCTATATGACAGACGGGTTAGGTCGTGCTCCTATTGAGCCTGACTATCCGGTTGTGTGGTGTCTTCCTGAAGATTGTATTGATGATTATACGCTTAGATATAGCGGTATAGACCAATATGGTACTTTGATTCCAATGATAACCGCATAGGAAATCTAAGTTGATGTTAGTGCACGTCCTGTGGCATCCATATTTATTTACCTAGTCGTTGCGGATATGTGACGAACTAGGTAGATAAATATTGAACGTTCAATATTTAAATCGTGATAGTAGTTGATGAGACTACACAAAAAAAACAAGGAGAAATATGATTTACAGAGAATATAGAGGTGTATCTATTAACAAGTGGGAAAACAAATACCATTTCAAGCTAGATGATAAATGGTTTGTAAGGAACAAGCTAAAAGAAGCTAAAGCTAGAATAGACCATTACCACCACTACGAATATCACTATTATCTTATGGATAATCCTATTTATTCAAATTAATTTAAAACAAGGAGAAATATGAAAAAATTTAGTCATACAGGCGGAGTTGTAGGTAGAAGGACAAGAGCATTAGAGAGATTGCAAAAGGTCAAAAAACCTAATAAGAGACAACTCTACGATATTGAGATTTTGGAAAAAAGAATTAAGGAAAAAAAGGGGTAATATGTATGAATAAAAAACAAAAAGCAAAAAGACTTAAAAGACTCAATGCTCAAGTGAAGATGTTTAAAAAAACCGGACATTGGAATATTAGAAGCATGGCTAACGCAAGTCTTAAAGAATCACAAAGTAGGGATAATAGGTATGAATAAAATTGATAAATTAAACAGCTACATACAGAAGGGTTGTTTATCCGGTTGGGATTATGACTTTGCAACAAGTGTTGTTTACCAATACAACAGCAAAGGTGACTTATCAGAAAAACAATGGGCTTGTGTTGATAAGATTATTGCTAGACAAGAGAATCCGGAAGCTAGTAAACCTGACTTTTTAAAGAACTCTAAACAGGTAGGAACTATGGGTAGGGTTGTATCTTTTCTTAACAGGAAGAAAGGTTTTCCTAAACTATGGTTTAAGCTTCCAAATAACAGCGATATTTGCATTTATAAAGCTACTGAAAGGTCGAAGTATGCCGGACAGTTTCAGCTAACAGGGGGCGGTTATGGCAGTCCTTATTACGGTAGGATAACTGAGAAGGGTGAATTGTTTGTTTATCCTGACGGTAAAAAAGTAGAAGATGATTTAACTGATTTACTGACTAGATTAGGTCAAGACCCTTCGGGTGTCGCTTCAGAGTATGGCAAGCTTACCGGTAGATGCAGTTTTTGTGCAAGAAGGCTAACTGATGCTAGGAGTATATCAGTTGGTTATGGTGCTACTTGTGCTAAGAATTACGACCTTGAGTGGGGCAAGGTTGCATAAATATAGATGCCCCTAACTCCTAGTGCTTGATGAACAGACAGGCATTTACAAAGCTAAACAATATGGGGGCTAGTATATTGGTATTGTTTAGCATCTGTTCATTCTATTAACTAATAACTAAGGAAAAATATGAAACCTAAATATATATACCACGTAACAGAGCAGAGTGTAGATGTTAGAAACTTCGAAATCGAAACTGATAAACCATTTACTGACAATGATGATGACGGACAAGGTTATATTCTTGACGCTATTTGTGAAGTTGGTATTACCAAAGAAGGTGATACTGAAACAGGTACGACTGATGACGGAGTTAATTACAAAGTCACTTATGTTGATACAGATTATGGTGATAATTCTGAAATGAATTGGGATATGTCTACTCTATAGATGTTGGCACTTATTTATAGAATGACTTTAAAATTTCATAGTGCTCACATTGACTATAACTCTAAGTAATAACTGTTTGAGTTATACAATGTAAAGTCTGATTTTCCCTCATGTGCGAGGAGGTTTGAACAGACTTAAAACAACAAAGCCACAATTTGCGGACAGACTTTGCAAGTAATTTAAGCTGTCGGTAAACAAATCAAACTTGTAGGCTATGGGTAATCTTTCAACTACCCAATTCACAAAGGCTAGTCTTCTTTGAGCCGAAATAGATAGTGTCGGGCGGTGAACTCACAAAACTATAAGCCGTCCGGCATGACATCCAATAAAAAAATCTGGGTGGCAGGATGTTCTGGATGTTCTGTTAGTCGTTGCGGATATATTGTCTGTAACGCACTAAATATTGAACGTTCAATATTTAAAATTAGGGGAAGTATCTTCCCCTATCTACGAGGAAAATTATGACAGACCAATTAGATAATAAATTATTACAAAAGATTATTCATGCTCCGTCCTTATGGGACAATGATTATCCTAAGTTTCAAAAGATTTTTGCTATGTCAAGCAATTATATTGATGATGAAAAACTTGAAAATGATATGTTACCTATAAGACACGATATTTCTCTACACAATAAATATAAAAAAGAATTGATAGATAAATCTGTAGGAGTGCAACAGTCAGCAAAGTTTAAATTTAATAATGAGATAACAGGAAGTATAACGGATAAAGATTTTAATACTGCTTTATCCTCTATAGATACTTATCTACCTTTTGATAGTGTTTATTTAGAGGTTAGGGATGATAAAGCAAATCTAACTTCCTCTTATTTGATAGAAGAAGTTCCTGAAGAATTAGTTGATATGACTGTTCCTAAAAAGAATATTTTCGGCAGAAAAAAATGGGTACCTTTGAAGGTTCCTGACGGTACAATATATGTAAAGGTTAATTGTTATTTTTCTAGTGATAAGGAACCCGAAAAGGTCGGGATTATACCGGCACCTATGGTTTTACCGATTAATAATTCTTATGTAATTCCCACATACAGTTTTCCTGCGTCAAGTTTTTTTACTCCGTATATTTTACCTGACAATAAACTATTGAGTGAAATAGCTGAGTTAACCGTAGACTGCATAAAGTGGTTACAGGTTTTACTAAGTTATCCTAGTCTTGCAAATATTAATTCTATTTCGGGACGGAAGCCTATTGCCTACAGTAAGTTAGGTAAGTTTAACAATTCCTCTATGTATTCATTACCTAAATGGGAACACAAAGTATTAGAGGTAGATATGTACTCTAATGGCTCAAGTGGTGCCGGTAATGGTTCGGCTAGGGGTAAACGTTTTCATGCTGTTAGAAAGCATTTACGTAGGCTTCCTAGTGGTAAATCAGTCTTTGTTAAACCTCACTTTAGAGGGGACAAAAAATTAGGTGTTATAGATAAAGATTATTTAATAAAAGGAGATAAATAAATGCTAAATTTATTTGTATTAGTGGCAACAGCTATGGGAATTGTTGCATTCGGTGGTTTAGGTTATACCTATACTGTGTACTTACATTTTGAAAATTCACTATTGGATTTGTATATCTTGTTTGCTTCCGGTGTCGGTGTCGGTGTTTGTGCTATCGGTTTATGGAACGCTATCATAGACGAATTGATTTATAGGAGATAAATATGGATTTGAAAAAAGCTTATAAAGAATGGCAAGAGAATCCGCCTGAAGAGTATGTAAAACCAAAACCTAAAGGGTGGAAGAGAATAATAGAATCAGCGAAAGCTAGAAAAAAACTTAAGGAGCAGAAATGAATATAGAAGTTTGTTTTAAAAATTCGTATGGTAGAGATTTATGTTATCCGGTATGCGACAATGCAAGAAACTTTTGTAAGTTAACCGGCACAAAAACTTTATCTAACTATAACTTAAAAGTGATTAAAGATATGGGTTATGAAATTAAACCCGTTGCTTTTATTCCTTCCAACATGGAGATTGCATAATGCCTAGTACAAAGATACTAAATAGAAAAGTTAGGAAACTTACTACTAGAGAGAAGGAATATCTATTAGCCGGATTTAAAATAATGACTGAAATTGATAGCTTAGAAGAAATAGACGAAACTCCGGAACAAGAATACATAGACGAAGAGAGTCAAAATTTTAGTGTTTATGATTTATTAAACGAACCTATACATAGACACGAAGAGGTGCAAAAAAATCTTATGGATGTTTTTCCTAAGTTAGCAATTATAGTAGACGAGGGGGTAAACAATTAGTGACTTTACTTTAGAGGGCGGTGATACTTTATATGTGCTCCGTCCTCATACAGAAGATGCTTACTTATGGCTCAACGCTAACCTAGACATAAATGTATGGGATATAGGTTATGGTGTAAACATAAGTGGAGAATGTATCGTGGAGATACTTTCAGAAATATTAAACGACCAATTAAATTTTACAGGAGAAATACATTGAAAGAAGAATATATATCAATCAGATGTTCAAAACCGGTCAAAGACTATTTAACAAATAAAGCAGACCAACAGGACAGAAGCCTTTCTAGTCAAATAATGAATATGCTTAAGCAGACTGATTCACAGCTTGCAGAATTATTGAAGCCGGTTGTCGTTGCGAAAGACCGAAGTAAGTCTGTATCAAGTCAAGACCACGCTTAACAGCTTGTAGCTGTTCTTCAGTCTTGACTGTTCTGTTATAGACTACAACATCAAAAACAAAATTAGATTGCTCCCCTAACTCTTCATCTAAGAGTTTTGTGATTCTTGATATTTTTAAAGAACGCAAAGCAAAATTAGAAGTCGAGGAAGGGGAGCGATTTTTTTGTATCACATCCTCATAACTTGTCGGATTTAAAAAGAATCCGCTTTTCACAGCTAAATCTAGCAAATGTTCGCCGGCGGTATGTTGGTGGTCATTAATCAAATCCAAAATGTGTAGCAAATCAAAAGTAGTTTGATTTCTAACCCTAGACCTTAATAATTTTTCCCCTTCCCCTAATCTTTCTAATCGCATAAGAAAATGCTTATGCAAGTAAGGGCTTCCTAAATCTACTAAATCAGATTTCATTGAGCCAACTGTCGTCTTCCTCTTCTTCATCTATTGAATGTTCAATATTTGTTTGCATAACATCATACATCCCAAAAGTAGAATTTTCTAGGTATCTTCCTGTTTTTTCGTCAAAGCCCAACTTAATCATTCCTTGTTCACCTAGCCATCTAAATCTACATTTCCAACTAACTATTGTAACTCCGTCCCCGTCCGCTCTGTCAACGGTCAGTCCGTGGTCAGTCTTTGCGAACCATGAAGCACTACCTGATATTTGATGTCCTGTAGGAATCGGAGTTTGTCCTGAAGAATCGGGGTACATCTTATGCGGGTGAGCACAAAACAGAACGTGAATGTCAGAACTCTTAGCGAACAACTGTAACTCTGTAAGCATCTTGCTTATCTGATTAGTTTCGCTTGTTTCACCTTTCGGTAACGAAACAAAATTAAATGGGTCTATCAGTAATCCCCTGATGCCTTTGCGTAAACAACTAGACTGTGCCAACTCTATGATTGATGTCATATCTGTTGAAGCCCCTCCCATGTGGTCTACAAATACAAAATGTTCATCTATAAATTCTAAAGCTTGTCGTCTTTCATCTTCGCTCATTCTATCTTCGCCTTCAAAAAAACTTTTGCCTACGTACATTTCCGCCATTGTAGCTATCAATATTTCTACGGGGTTTTCAAAACTACATACACACCATTTCCAACCTTCGTTGATTGCTGTATTTAACATTAGCTGAGAACAGAACTGTGACTTACCGCTTGAAGGTATTCCCGTTACTGTCGTTAACATCCCCGTAGACATGGTATAAAGCCTGTCTAACGACTCAAATCCTGTTGATACACCTCTGAACTGTCCTCCTTTGTATAAGTCCTTTAATCTTTCATTATAAAAGTTTGCATCATTCAAGCCTGTAATCGGGCAAGCCTTCGCATTCTCTACCAACTCTTTTAATTTTTCTACACCATGTTGTTGTAGAACTTCATTTGCGTCCTTACATCCGTCCGGATATTCAACGTTAAATATCTTTGCTTTACCTATTCTTCGTGATAACTCTTCACGCAAAACATCTCCGGCAGAATCATTGTCAACGGCAAGAACAACCTTTTTGCAGTTATGCAAAATCTCTTGGGCGTTCCAAAGATAGGCGAACTTTTTATCTTCGGACGGGTCAACACGATTATTAGATACCTTCATGGGTGCTCCGTTTGGCACACTCACAGCGTTGTCCACTCCGGCTTCGGTCATAGCAACCACATCAAATTCACCTTCGCAAATAACTATTGAACCTTCAATATTTGCTTTGTCTAAGTTAAAAAAAGTATTAGCAGAACCGTCCTGAGTAAAACTTTTGCCCTCTACACTTCGCCACTTTACCGCATACACCTCTCCGTCTTTCCTATATGGAAAGCCTATCGCTTGTCCTATGCCTGAACCATTAAAACCTTTAGTCGCACTTGTCACTCCCAAATCATTACAGACCTCCCAACTCAAACCACGCTTACTAACAAAATCCTTTACAACCTTCGGTGTTTTATTATCAAGCTTTTCTTCCCAATTATCCGGAATGACAGGAGGCAATTTTTTTCTAGCTGGGAAAACTGGGGGTTCGTTCATGCCAACACTACCTGATATTCCACAATGCCAACAGTTGTATAAATATTTATTGTCTTTCAAAGTTACTGACATTGTTCTTTCGGTTTTCTTTTTTCTTGTATGCGAACACTCCGGACATTTAATTCTTGTAGCTTCATCCACAGATACGTTTGTTTGTCTTACGACATTTTCTAAATTAGTTGAAATCATTTCTTGCTCTCTTACTATATTAATACTATATTTATACTATCTAGTTTATAACTAGCTAGTTATATACTAGAACCCACCAACAAAAACCCGTTTCCTCAACGGGTTTTCTTTTGCCAAAAAGAAGCCCTTAGACTTGATATAGTGTCTTCAGCATTCTTTTTTAATGTAGCACTAGGAGTCGTCACCAATGAAAGCATAGACTCTCTTAGAGTATACACATCCAAACCAATCTCTTCACAAAAATCAGTAAAATCATCTGAAACAAACCAATCAATCGCTCTTCTCTGAGTTTTATAATCCACAGAAACAGAATCCCTAATAGCTTGTGTCAACACCGCTAGTTGCAATTCGTGTTCGGCATTTGAAATAGTTTCGTTTTTAATTTTTTGCTCTCCTGAAATAATTATGTCGCTTTATGCGAAAATTATTATGTTGACAATATAATCCTATCTGAAATAAAATTCAAGAATAGATTTTTACGATAACAAAATTAATGGCTAATTTAGTACAAGATGAAGTACCTTACTTGGTATGTTGGGTATGTGGAGAAGACTTTAAAGATATAAAAGATATTCACTACTCCTGTAAATCTAGTGCTCAATGGCAAAAAGAAACCTTAGAGGACGAATGGATATATTTAAAATAGAAGATGTACCTATGCCTGAAGAAACTAGGGGAAGACCTAAAGGAAAAATTAGGGCTACTTTAGAAGCTACAGACGTAGGCAAAAGCTTTCTTATACCTAGTAAATTTTTAGACCCTGATTCATCAAGACAGCAAGTGTATCGCTGTATTCAAGCACTTAATAAATCAACGAATGAAGAGAACTATGCTGTTAAAACTTTCGTTGAAGACAAGGGCTTGAGAGTTTTTAGAGTGGAGGTTTGTTAGAAATGGCACAAGACATAAATAAGCTTATCGAAGAAGCTGATGCTAATTGTCAAGAAATGATAAGACTACTCAAGGAATGCGTAGAGATTTTAGACCGCATGGAAAAAATGGTAGATGAAGCAGTAGACGAGGTATTAGGTAGACAGAAAAAGGAGAACAAGTGACAGATAAACACACTTCAGAATCGGGGCATTGGTATACAAAAGAAGGTGAACCCATGTATACAATTACAGGTGCTAACGGAAAAGAAAGGAACACTACACTAGCTGATGCTAGAAAGCTTGGACTTGTTCCTTCAGTTACAGGGATTATAGGTGTATCGGCTAAACCGGCATTAGAGCGTTGGAAGATAACTGAAGCAATTAAATCAACAATGGTTTTAAAAATAGAATCGGATGAAACCATAGACGAATATGTTAGTAGGTGCAGAGAGCATTCTAAATTAGTAGGCACTAAGTCAGCAGAGAGAGGGAGTGAGATTCATTATGAGATAGAGCAAGGCTTTGTGTCGGGTGTAAAAACAGAGCCTTATCTAGCTATTATGGATTGGCTAGACGATAACTTCCCCTTAGAGACATGGATAGCAGAAGAAGCTTTTTGTGCAAAAGAGGGGTACGGGGGGAAGATTGATTTGTATTCTAAAAGGGGCATATTTATAGACTTCAAGACCAAAGACGACTTGAAAGGCAAAGACCCTAAGAGATTAGTCTATGACGAACACGGTATGCAGTTATCGGCTTACGCTCAAGGGTGCGGATATGATAAGGCAGAGAGAGTATCTATATTCATAGATAGGGAGGACACAAGTTTGATTGCTTGTCATATTTGGGATGATACCCATGAGAAGCATAAAGATATGTTTAATAGTCTTCTGAGATTTTGGAAGCTAAATAAAAACTATGACCCTGTAGAAGCATGGTCAAATATTGAACCTTCAATAGATAAGGAGAAAAAAAATGTATCTTGATTATGAGGAACAGGACACATACGAGAGAGCGATTATAGGCTTTATACAAGTGTCTTCAAGAAGAGGACTGAATCCAAAGCTTACAGAAGAAAACGACAAGCTTATCATTAAGTTTCAATACAAAGGTTTAGATATAGAACATACAACGAACAAGAAAGATTTTGTCAAAGCAGACAAAGTTGAACTACTAGATTTATTAACTAATAAAGGAGCAGATAATGGCTAGTAAACAAAGTGTATGGCAAAAATTAAATAATTTGCCTGTACCAAAAAAGAAAAAAGGAGATTTTGATTACGCAAGTTGGACTGATATGTGGCAAGCAGTTAATGATAATTGTCCTGATGTTCAATATGAGTTTTTAACTTTTGACAATCCGGTGCATGGCGAAATGGACTGTTTGATTTATCCGGACGGAACTGCATCCGTCCATAGTAAAGTAACCATTGACGGTATTACACATCCTATGTGGCTACCTATTACAGAGCACAATAGTAAAACTCCGAAAAAAGAATGGACTTCTGTTGATATAGCTAATACCAAAATGAGGTGTCTAACAAAAAATATTTCTATGTTTGGATTGGGTAGTCATATATACAGGGGTGAAGACTTAGAGGACAGAGAAGCACCGAAAAAACAAACCAAACAAAAACCGGCAAGTGCAAAACAAGAAGCAGTAGCGGTTGAGGATATACCACAAGAAGAACCTGTATTGTATGAAGGCGAACTTTTTGAGCCACAATACTTTGTTACAAAGTTTTTAGATACTCTCAAGGAGTTTCCTGTAGAAACTAAGAGTCAGTTAGACAATATGTATAGTAAACACAGAGAGCAATTTAAATTGGTGCAAACACACGCTCCAAAGTTGTATGAAGATACCGTGGAGTTTTTTAAGAAACTTAAAGAAGAATTACCCGAAACTAAACAAGGAGAAGAAAAATGACGGAGAAGAAATACATATCCGGAGAAGGAGCAATCTTTAAAAACAAATATAAAAAGCTAGACGGACATCCCGATAACAAAGGAAGTTTGCTAGTGCCTAAATCTTTGCTTAAGAAAATGGCAGAAGCCTTTCAGAACGGTGAAACGGAAATGAATAATAAGAAACCGCCGGAGGAATGTATCAAAATGGATTTAGCGACATGGGACAGAGTGGCTAAAACAGGCACAAATTATTCATACGCAAAACTAGAAATGCCTTATAAAAAGGCGGAACCTGAACCGGTAACGCAAGAAGCAGTTGCAGAGGTTACGGACGAGGATATACCTTTCTGATGAAATTTAGGAGTAAAGCCTACTTAGAGCACATTAGAACTCATGCTTGTTTAGTATGTGGCAGAGAAGGTGAGCACGCTCACCACCTTAGACACGCTGAACAGAAGGGGTGGGGAACTAAAAATTCAGATGAATATGCTGTTCCCCTTTGTGCTGATTGCCACATGAATTGTCATACTAAAGGGGATGAAAGCTTGTGGTGGGCTTTGAATGGTATAGATGCTTTAGCATGGGCGGAAAAAACCTTTGCTGAGTATAACGGTAATAAACATTGAATGTTCAATGTTTAGTGTAGCTAGGAGTGAGCCTTTATAAAATCCTGAAGTCTGAACTACTAAGATTATATCTGTTTGTAGGGTGACGAAGTAGGTTGAGGATGAAAGTAAATAAGTGCTAAACCACCATGCACTAGCTACACACTTACTGATGATAGTAGTAGGAGAAAAATGAAAACATACATGATTAGAGCAGAAAGAAAAGTGATTGGTTATTACCATATCAAAACTAAATCTTTTGAAGAAGCTAAAAGACAAGCAAGTTATCAAATGGATGTGAATCCACAAAACTGTTTGGAAGAAGAGAAATATGAGGAGATAGTTTTGCCC